AGATGTTGGAGTGCTTGATGACATCCATTATCAAGCCACTTATCCTCTAGTCCATGAAGACGGGATGCAATATGCCCGTGCTTTGACCATTCCGTTAGTCACTAATCCTGCTGTGGCTCCCGTAGATTCGCTTAACAACGATGTTGCAACCGTTGCGAATCGAATCAATGCCGTGAGGAACTCCATTGTTCCAAACGCTGAATACCATACCTATGCCAGAGAGTTCGTTGAGCTGCTCATCCCTGCAAGATTGCGGGGTACGGGTGCTCCGGACACTCTGGAGGAAACGTATTTGGCTATGGATGGTACCCGGCAACGGTCGCGCGCAGATGCGTCATACTACTCCATGATTATGACGCCATTTGTGGCGATAAAGTCCTTCATGAAACGTGAATTGTATAGCAATCCCAACGATCCACGTAACATTTCAACTCTTCCAGTTGAACACACACTGAATCTGTCCTGCTTTACGAGACCTTTCAAGCGTGAAGTCCTATCTGCACACTCTTGGTACTTGCCAGGCTCTTCCCCGCCAGGCATAGCCGAATCCCTCTGCGATTTGGCACGTAATCAACCAAGTGTGGCTGCTGTGGACTACACTAGGCTGGATGGGTCTATAAGCAGTTGGTTAAGAATCAACGTCGAACGTGCTGCCTACAGAGCATGGTTAGCTCCTCAATACCACAAGGAGTTTAATACCCGATTCAATGCGGAGCTCTTCGCCACTGGTAACACTAGAAATGGTGTTACTTACCAGGCTGAAGGGGCGCGATTGAGTGGGTCACCAACAACAACAGATGGTAATTCCCTCATCTGTGGCTATGTCGCATATTGCGGCCGTAGGAAAGCAGGTTTCAGTAAACAAGAGTCGATGAGCACGCTCGGACTGATTTACGGTGACGACGGTGTATTGCCCTCAGGAACCGCGCAGTCCGTGATGAATGCCTCTAAGGCTCTTGGCCTGAAACTAAAGTTAGACCTGATCCCCGCAGGAGGCCACATCCCTTTCTTGGGACGAGCTTTTCTTGACCCCTGGTCAACACATAACAGTATCCAGGATCCGGTGCGTACTCTACCAAAGTTGCACCTAACAGTAGCAGAGAATACCATACCAATTGCTGCAGCGGCTCTGAATAAGGCTCAGGGCTACAAGGTCAATGACGAACATACGCCCGTCATTGGTGCTTGGTGCAATTGGGTTGAGAGGTGTTATACCCCACCCTCTAACATGGAAATTTATCGACCATTGTTGGTTAATGACACCCCATGGTTTTCTACCATGGAAGGACGTTGGCCACACTCTGGAGATGCTACAGATCCATTGGCATTGCAGGTAATGTCTAAGATGCTGGGTTGTACTACCTCCGACCTAGCAGTTCTAGATCACCAACTGCGTGATCTAAATACATTACAGGCAAGACAACTCTCAGTTATAGACACTTCCAGGTCTTTTAAGTGGGAGACTGTTTTGGCAGGTGAAATCCATCGCCGCCAGGGGGTGCGTAAATTTACTTATTCGTTTAGGAACCGAACCGTAGCGAATATTAGTAATGAAGATTTGCTCTCTGTGCAACCCTCCAACTCAACACGCCACCAAGGACGCACTGTACCAGCACAAGCTGGCAGTGCATCCAACGCCACCGCCGCAATCGACGTCGCGCCAACCACGCAGACAACGGCCGCGCCGGCGACAGGTCGCGCCCAACGTGACCAACCAGCAACCACCCGCCCGGACAATCCAACCCAGGCGGCCACCCGTGGTCGTTCCGCCCGCCCAGCGTCGAACAGACGCCGCGGGCGTCACGAACGAAACCGGGAGCGAGCAGGTACTCCTAATTAGTGAGGCCTGTGAGCCAGGTACCCCCCTGGCTACGCTGGATCTGGAACCGAATAGGTTTCCAGAGTCGTCTGAATGGCGCACCAAGTCCCAAACTTGGGCCAATTACAGCATTGAATGGTTTAAATTTACCGTCACTGCTGTAAATTGTTCTGTTGTTGTATTCCACCTACAACAACCTCGCAAGCTTCCACCAGGTTTGCAGAACGTTATCGCCGTTAAAAACGCGAAACGCTGTGTTGGTATTTCCAACAACACAGGCGCGCTCACTATTCGTGAGCATAACATGCTCCCAGACAGTCCACTACTGGGAATGATCGGCATTTATGCCGAAACGGCATTGACGACTGAGTCTAGCGTCTCAGTTACAATGGCGTGGTCGGTTAAGGTGACCGCAACCCCTGATCCTATCCTGGAAGGGGAAGAATTGGAGGCGACGTTCTCCAACCTCAGTATCGAGGCGCCTCGCGGCGAAAGACGAGCTCCATCTCGTCCTGTCGAATCGCGCTCTAGGAAGCGCCGTCGAACCGCCAGGTCTACTTGAGCGTATCAAGTTGCCCGATGCTGCTTGCGCCCGCAAGCCCCAT